CATGCCTATGACGCTTTAAGGTATTTAATAATGAGTAGACCTAGAATGTCAGACCCAATTGCAGATATGATGCGTTTAAAGCAACGTACTTTTGAAGCTTCTGATTCTACTTTTGGATATTAATATGGAAGAAAATACATTTTTAAGTGCTGATAACATCTACGAAGAAGTAGAAGGTGAGCAAGGTAAAACATTAGACCTTGAAGACGACCAAACACGAAACTTAATAGGTTTAATACAAAATCGTTTTTCTAATGCAGAGCAATCTAGACTTGGTGATGAAGCTCGTTGGTTAAGCTCGTATCAAAACTTTAGAGGATTATACGGTAAAAACGTTAAATTTAGAGAATCAGAAAAATCAAGGGTTTTTATTAAAGTTACTAAAACTAAAACCGTTGCAGCCTATGGACAGTTAATAGATGTTTTATTTGGTACAGGAGAGTTTCCTATATCAGTAAAAGAAACTAGGTTACCCGAAGGCATAGCTAAAACTGCTCATATACAACTTAATCAACCGGGAATGGGCATTGAAGGTCCTGAACAAGTTGAAAGTGGAATAGACGTATCATCCGTTGAAACAGAAACAAATCCTTTTGATGTAGGTTTTAAAGGAGATGGTAATGTTTTAAGACCCGGAGCTACTTTCTTTACTGGTGAAAACTTTTTAAGTTCACTGGAAGATAACTACACAGACAAAGATGGTAATGTTGTTTTAACTAAAGGTAGAAGTGTAGTAGGTGTTCCAGAAATTAGTCCTGCACAAAAAGCTGCAAGAAACATGGAAAAACTTATTCATGATCAACTGGAAGAATCAAATGGTATTTCTGAATTAAGAAATTCTTTATTTGAATCTGCTATGTTAGGTACTGGAATTCTTAAAGGACCATTTAGTTTTAATAAAACCTTACACAGGTGGACAGACGGAGAAGAAGGTAGAGAATATAAACCTACTCATGTTAGAGTTCCAAGAATAGAATTTGTAAGCTGTTGGGATTTTTACCCTGACCCTAATGCTACTACAATGGAAGAGTGTGAGTATGTAGTTCATAGACATAAAATGAACAAAAGCCAAGTAAGACAACTTAAAAATATGCCTTACTTTGATAAAGACGCTATTAGAGAATGTTTACAAAAAGGTCCGAATTATACTACTCGTTATTTTGAAGATCAAATATTAAATGATGAGTCAAAAGGTCCAGTTGATTTTACTGATCGTTTTGAAATATTAGAGTATTGGGGAGTAATGGATGCAGAATATGCTCGTGAAGTTGGTATTGACTTACCTGAGGATGTAGACGATTTAGATGAAGTTCAAATTAATGCTTGGACTTGTGGAGAATATTTATTAAGGGCTGTAATTAATCCTTTCACACCTCCAACATTACCTTATCATGCGTTCCCATACGAAAAAAATCCTTATAGTTTTTTTGGTATAGGAGTTCCTGAAAACATGTTGGACTCACAACAAATTATGAATGGTCATGCTAGAATGGCTATTGACAATTTAGCTTTATCAGGTTCACTTGTTTTTGATGTAGATGATTCTGCATTAGTTGGTGGACAATCAATGGAAATATATCCGGGAAAAATCTTTAGAAGACAAGCAGGAATGCCCGGACAAGCTATACATGGTTTAAAGTTTCCTAATACAGCACAAGAAAATATGATGATGTTTGACAAGTTTAGACAACTTGCAGACGAACAAACAGGAATACCAAGTTACTCTCATGGTCAAACAGGAGTACAAAGTATGACTAGAACTGCATCAGGCATGTCAATGCTATTAGGTGCATCAAGTCTTAACATTAAAACAGTTATTAAAAATATTGATGACTTTTTATTAAAACCTTTGGGAGAAGCTTTTTTTCATTGGAACATGCAATTTATAGAATCAGATATAGACACTGTTGGTGATTTAGAAATACAAGCAATGGGTACATCAAGTTTGATGCAAAAAGAAGTTAGGTCACAAAGACTAACTACGTTTTTACAAACTGCACAAAATCCTGCAATTGCACCTTTTGTTAAGATGTCTAAACTAATTAGCGAACTAGCGTTTAGTCTTGATTTAGACCCAGAAGAAATTCTGAATAGTCCAGAAGAAGCTGCTATAGCTGCACAAATTATAGGAATGCAAAATGCTCAACAAGGAACAGGCGAAGAAACTAACCCCACTGGTCAACAACCCACAGGCGTACCAAGCCCTGAAGGATCACCTGCAGGACCAGAAGGACCTGATATTACAGGGTCTGGTGGTGGCAACATCGGAACAGGAGCTGTTCCTCAACCGGGGGAAGTGGGCTTTAGTGGAAATGTTGGATAAACTACAAGAAGAAGTTAAAGTAACTTTAGAAAGTAAAGAGGGAAAATAATGCCAAAAATACAAAAAGATAAAGAACTAAAAGCTTTACAAGAATTTGAAGATATAAAAACAATGGCTGCTATTGATCCTGCAGCTTTGTTACCTATATTACTGGAAGAAATGCAAGACGACTCTAAAAAACATCCTCTCCAAACTCTTTTAAAAAGAATAGCGTTAGGCGAAATAGATGCTACTAATATAGAAGAAGACATGGGCAGAGTTCAAAAACAAGAAGGTGGAGAACTATACGAACAAATGGAAGGGATGATGGAAGAACTAACCCACACCATGCCAGACGGAACCGAAATGGCAGGGGCTACTCACGGAGAGTATGAAGAACAAATGGAAGAATTAATGGATAAAGAAACTCCAATGCTTCCAGACGAAGAAATGGAAGAAGACTATGTAAACTATGTAATAGAAGAAACATTACCTAGTCAAGATAAAGATTATTTAATAAGTGCTCTTGAAAAAGACGACAGACTCAGTGAAATATTTGATCAAGTCGTAGAGAGTGCAACAGAATTTTCAGGTTCTGGTCCTATTGAAGGACCGGGATCAGAGATATCCGATTCGATACCTGCAAGGTTATCGGATGGAGAATTTGTTTTTACTGCAAAAGCTGTAGAAGAAATCGGAGTAGACACTTTAACGTCTATGATGAAAGACGCAGAAGCTGAAGCAGAAAAAAGACAAAGTGCTGCTTATGGTGGCATGATTGAAGACGAGAGCGATCCTAAAGCAGTTCCGATTCAAACTACTGGACTTTTAACAGCACAAGGTAATATACCTAATGTTGTAAAGCCTAATAGACAAGTTGAAGAAGAAATGTTAAAAGCTAGTCCTCGTAGATATTATGTTCCTTTAAGTGGCTAAAAGAGATAAAGCGACCCTATAATTTTATAGGCACTATATCATATATAACAACCGAAAGGCGACCTTTACAAGACAAGCCCTACTGTGCACAACGTAGCGACCTTGTTAAACGAAGCCCTGATTAGGAGGTAAGAAAATGACTGAAGAAGTTATAACCGAGAACCAAGAACCAAAAGCCAACCCTTATAATGCAAAAAAAGATTGGCATAATGTAGAAGATAAACCTTTTGTATCGTCAAATAGTCTATTTTTTGATACTAATGCAACAACGGAGCATGACGAAAGTGATGCCATTGAAGCAGAAAAACAAGAAATAGAAGCAGCTAAGGATAAACCTTACAAGCAACCCAACTATAAAAAACGATACGATGATTTAAAAACACACTACGATTCAAGACTTGATGAGTTTAAAGCTAGAGAACAAGAACTTTTAGACGAAGCTGCTAAAAACAGACCAGACTACAAAGCTCCAAAATCTGCAGAAGAACTACAAGAGTTTGAAAGACAGTATCCAGATGTAATGGCAGTTGTTGAAACTGTTGCTCATTTGCAAAGTGAATCACAAACAAAAGTTCTAGAAGAGAGACTTAGTGCTCTACAAGATAGAGAAAATGAAATGATTCGTCAAGATGCTGAACAGAATCTTCGAGAAAAACATCCTGATTTTGATGAAATTAGAAACAGCGATGAGTTTCAAGATTGGGCTGAAATGCAACCAGAGGCTATTAAAGATTGGATTTTTAATAACCCAAACGATGCAACTTTAGCTAGTAGAGCTTTAGATTTATTTAAAAAGGATATCGGATTAGATGTTCAACAAGTTACACAACCTAAGTCAAATTCTAAACAGACCCAACAATCTGCTGCTAATATGATTTCCACTAAAACAACTAGTGTGGAACCAAAGCAACAAAGAGTGTGGTCTGAAAGAGAGATTGCTGCCATGAGTGTTGCAGAGTTTGATAAATACGAAAGTGAAATCAGCGATGCGATGCAAGAAGGCAGAATCATAAAATAAACTATATAGTTTAATAAATAAACTATAACTTAAAGGAGAATATCCCATGGCTCAATTTTTTGAACCCTCAACGGATACTAATGCTAACTTTGCTAACTCTGTAAGTGGACAAACTAATAGTTTCTTTTTACCTTCGGTTTACTCTAAAAAGGTTTTAAACTTTTTTAGAAAATCCTCGGTAGTTGAAGCTATTACTAACACCGATTATTCTGGTGAAATATCTGCTTTCGGAGACTCAGTAAAGATTATCAAAGAACCCGTTATTTCTGTGGAAGCGTATACTAGAAATACTGATACGACTGAAACTAGACTAACAGATGCTGAAACATCTTTAGTAGTTGATAGTGCCAATGCGTTTAAATTCATCGTAGATGATATTGAAACAAACATGTCACATGTCAACTTTAAAGAAGTTGCTTCAAGTTCTGCTGCATACGCATTGAAAGATGCTTACGATGCTGCTGTACTTGTAACTATGTTTGCAGGTCTATCTGCCTCATCACCTAACCACGTGTTAGGTTCTGACAGTGCTACTGATTTAGCATCTGGAACTTTTGATGGAACAGGTAACCTAGACATTGGTTTTGGAACTGATGAACATGACCCTCTAGACCTTATGGGTAGAATGGCAAGACTATTAGACGACCAAAATGTACCTGAAGAAGGTAGATGGTTCGTTGCAGGTCCTGACTTCTACGAAGTTCTAGGAAGCTCTAGTTCTAAACTGTTGTCTGTAGACTACAATGCCGGACAAGGTTCTATTAGAAACGGATTAGTTTCTAGTGGAAAACTTCGTGGCTTTGACATGTACAAGTCAAATAACATAGCTGACACATCTAATGCTGCCGGTAAATGTTTGGCAGGTCATATGTCTTCTACTGCAACTGCTAACGCAATTCTATCAACAGAAGTGTTGAGAGACCCAACATCGTTTGGTGACATTGTGAGAGGTCTTCATGTCTTCGGTGCGAAAGTACTTAGAGATGAAGCTCTAGTTGGTGCATTCTACGGAATAGACTAATACTTAAACTTGGGGGAGTCTTCGGACTCCTCCTCTTTTTTAACACACAAATTTACAGAGGTAAATAATATGGCAATAGTAAACATAAGAGATACTGGTCGTAACTCAGCTAAAACAGCCGATGTTCGTTCATTGGCTACTAAAGTTCAGAAGCCCTCAGACACAGAAGCAATAACTGCAGCTAATACAATTACAGCAGCCGAATCAGGCACACGTTTTGTTATGAATGTAGCAGCAGCTAAAGTACAAACTCTTCCTACTCCTGCAGCAGGTTTAGAGTATTGGTTTTATGTCGGAGCAACTGAACCTACAGGTACACATACAATAGTAACAGCATCAAGTGCTAACATTATTGTAGGTAATGTATCTTCTCCGGAAGATGCAGCCGGAAGCGTAGCAACAGTAACAGACGCAGATACTATTTCATTAGTAGCTAGTAAGGCAGTACATGGAGATTTTGTTCATGTATGGTCTGATGGTACTAATTGGTATCTTGATGGACAATGCAAAGTTCAAGACGGAATTACTACAACTCAAGCGGGTTAGTAATGCTTTCTATGGTATTGACCAGTACCGATTCGTAAGTGGAGGAGGAATTTTATGTTTGCTTCTCCCTTACACTTTTAATTAAAGAGGAAAAATAATGTACGGAAAAAGAAAAAAAATGATGTATGGTGGTACATCTAAAAAGAAAATGATAGGTGGTGGTAGAGTTAAATATAGTGCAGGTGGTTCAACACGTGCAGCACAACCAGAATATAAAAGTGGTGAAATGCCTAAATGTATGCCTAAGTAGTTATGAAAGGTGTAAAACATTACAAAAGAAACGGAACTGAACATAAAGGTGGAACTCACAAAATGCCTAATGGAGATTTACATTCCGGTAAAACTCATGGTAAAACAAGTGTAAAATTATATCACTTTAAAGATTTAAGTAAAACAGCTAAGAAAAAAGCTAAAGGTAAACAATAATGGCAACAACTTATTTACAACTTACCAATGAATTACTAAGAGAACTTAACGAAGTTGTTTTAACTTCGTCTAATTTTAGTGCTGCAATAGGTATACAAGCCCACGCTCAAGATTGTGTTAACAGAGCATACAAAGACATAGTAATGGCAGAACCTCAATGGGGGTTTTTAGCTACTGGTGAAAGTGGTGCAACTGATCCTTTTTATGGTAATGTATATGTAGAAACTGTTGCAGGAACTCGTTGGTATGAATTAAAAGCAGCTAGTTCTAGTATTACTACAGATTATGGTTCAATAGACTGGGATAACTTTTATCTAACTACTATAGGGGTAAGTGGAGAAAGTGCTCCTTATACAAGTCAAAATATAAATTTTGTAACTCTTGAAGAGTGGAAAGATCATAGAAGAGAAACTGAAAACGAAGACGATGCTAATGCACAAAATTGGGGAGAACCTAAGTTTGTTATTAGAAGTCCTGATTCTAGGAAATTTGGACTAAGCCCTATACCTGATAAAGTATATCGAGCATGGTTTTATGCGTGGGATTTACCAACAGCACTAGATGCTCACGGAGATGCAATAGTATTTCCAGATGTTTATTCCCCAGTATTAATGGCACGAGCTAGGTATCATTTTCATCAGTTTAAAGATGCTCCACAACAAGCAGCTTTTGCTTTAGAAGATTATAACAAAGGATTAAAACAAATGCGATCTTCGTTAATGAACCCTACACCTAAATACATGTCAACGGATCATATATAATGGCAGCATCTCAACCGTATGCATTAGCCTGTGAAGGAGGTCTAGACAAGTCTTCTAGTTCTTTTGAATTACTTCGTAAACCCGGAGCAGCAACTTTATTAGAAAACTTTGAAGTTGACATAGCCGGAGGTTATCGTAGAATAAATGGTTATTCTGCTTTTGGTGATGGCAGTGCAGCTAATCCTAGTACAGACGATGATATACTAGGCTTACACGTTTATGCAGACGGTGTGATAGCTTGTACAAGTACTAATGTTTTTTTTAGTCAGGACGGAACAAGTTGGCTACAGATTAATAAGGGAAGTGTTGCAAGTACAGGAGACAACCACACAGCTTTTACAGGTCGTAGTGCTGCAGCAAGAACATCACAAGGTTTAGCACATTTTACAACCTATGAAGGTGCTAGTGATTACGGAGAAGTAATTATAACAGATGAAGGATCAGGTGGAAAACCTTTTTACTTTAAAATGACAGGTACGGGTTCAGCATTAAGTAGCCGTACTTTTTTTGCTCAAGAGATTACAGTAAGTGGCACACACTATCCTAAGTTTTGTACTATACATGACAAGCATTTAGTAGTAGCAGGAGCAGCTACAGCCCCAAATACTATTTTTTATAGTAACACTATAGCAGACTCAGATGATGTAACAGACTTTACAGGCACAGGGGCAGGAAGTATAGTATTAGATGATCAAGTAGTTGGACTTAAAAGTTTTAGGGAAGACTTAATAATATTTTGTCGAAACAGTATTTGGAAATTAAGTAATATAAATAATGCTTCTACTATAGAAGTAACATCAATTACAAAGAACATAGGTTGTTTAGACGGTAAAAGTATTCAAGAGATTGGTGGTGACTTAGTATTCTTAGCACCAGATGGTATTAGAACATTAGCCGGTACAGTAAGAATTGGTGACGTTGAACTAGGCACAGTTAGTAGAGCTATACAACCAGTAATAAAATTTATTGCTGACAATATTGGAACCTATACTGTAAGCACTATTGTTATTAGAGATAAATCTCAATATCGCTTATACTATGGAACTTCTTCTACAGGTGGTGCTTCGAGAGGAATAATAGGAACACTTAAAACAAACGATCAAGGCTTTACACAATTTCAATGGTCTGAGACTGTGGGCATAGACGCAAGTGCTGCAGCAGCTTCAGGCTTTAATTCTAATGGTGTTGAAAAGCATTATCACGGAGATTATGCAGGTAGAGTTTTTAATCACGATGTAGGAGACAATTTTTTAGATTCTGGTAGTGCTGCAAGTAATATTATTTCTAAATATCAAACTCCTGATTTAGACTATGGAGATTTAGGAACTCTTAAAACTTTAAAATATGCAAAATTATCAATTACTCCGGAAGGAACAGTTGATACAACTTTAAGAATTAGATATGATTTTGATAATTTAGATAGCCCCAAGCCTGCTGACTATTCATTATCAATACCAAAACCTTCGTTATTTGGAACAGCAGTTTTTGGAGCAACAGCAGCACATAAATTTGGTGCAGCATCTGATCCAATAACAAGACAAGTAGTAGAAGGAAGTGGACACAGCAACTATTTTAGAGTATTTAGTGATAATCAAAATTCACCTTATACAGTTAATGGCTTATATATAGATTACGTACCTTCAGGGAGACAATAAAAATGGCACAAAGTTATACTAGACAAAGTTCAATGAGTGATGGAGATACCATTACATCAGCTTTATTTAACAACGAATACAATCAATTAGTAAATGCATTTGCGTACAGTTCAAGCAGTGCTAGTTCTACAGGGCACAGGCACGATGG